CGTCGATGGTAAGAGTATTGGAGGAACCAGAATGTGTCAGAGTCCCAAAGGAAAAGCCAGCACCCCTGAACTCTGTTCCAGTCCCGGACATAACAAACGTAGCAGACGTTGCGGAAACACTCCCAGCATTTGTTGCTCTAAAGCTAGAAAAAAGACCACTGCAAGTAATTGTAGATGTTCCTAAAATAAGTATGCCGCCATAACCAGAAGAAGCTGTTAGTAGGTTTGCAACACCAGAACAGTTGAAATTAAAATTGGCGGTATTTAAGGTTGGAGCGTTGCCGTTACCGATAAACATGGTTCCTGAGTAGGCTGAACCAAGTGTAAATACAGCGTTTGTACTAAGCTCCGTCGCCGATATTTGATTATTGTTGGTAGTAATCGTCGAGGTGGTAGGCGCATACATGTAGAAATAGGCGTTTGCGCAGGACACGCCTGTCGCGGCTATGGTCAAGTCTCCGTAGCAAAAAACCCCCCAGCTTGCTGTGCCATATGTGAGGGTTCCACTGGCTGGCCCGGAGATAGATATGGACCTGCACAGTGGGGTGCCGCCGGATGTGGCTATGCTCACAACATAGGAGGATGCGCTGGACCCGCTGTCAAAAAAAACGTCGTCTGTAGCCGTGGGGTTAGAGGCCCCTCCGCCACCACCGGAGGTGGCGGACCAGTTCGTAGTCGAGGTGGTGTCCCAAGTTCCGCTTCCACCGACCCAGTACCTAGCCATTACAGAACCTCACCTTTGAGGGACCGAAGAAAGAGACGGTATTGTTCCGTGTCAGAAAGGTCGAACTGAGCCGCGAGAGACAGGACTTTCTCCTGCTCACTCTCCGTCAAGGTGGCCTGAAAGCTTGTCAACCAATTATCAAAGCGTTCCTGTTTCATAGCCTCAATTTGATTTTCGGTCAGTGCCGCATAGTCGGATGGAGATAGAACGAGCGCATCGCGGTAGATCCCGTGCTGTTCATGCGGGATTTCAAACGCGATTTGATACCAGCCATTATCCAAGACGGCGTATTCCATAGTTCACCCTTAAGCCTGCGAGGCGACACCGACGACATCCCAGAATGAATCTGCGCTATTGTAAATACATCCGACATAGATTGTCTTTGATATGACGGTAGTCGTCGGAAGAGTGTTTCCAATTACACGGTAGCCGCCGCTCGTTGTGGTCCAAGTCAAACCTCGCGCTGTACCGTTATCCTTGATGCGGATAACAAGAATTTGCCCATCAACAGGGGTTCCTGACGGAACGTCAAACGTAGCGGAAGCCCCAAGTGCGGTGACTTCATATTGATCGGCGGTGTCGCCTGTCGGCGTGATCGTCCCGCCTGCGCTGCCGGTAATGCTGATGATGCGGGGATTTATCCGCTTGTTGGTGAGCGTTGACGTACCGTCAATGGTGGGGAACCCACCGGCTGTTGTATTAACAGCGATGCCCAAGGCAGTTGCAACGCCAGTACCTGTGGTGAGGCCAGAAACAGCCGTGCCTGTCGATGCGTAATAAGAAAGCTGACCACTTGTACCAGAATTGACAGTACCAGAACCGCCGCCACCAGCGGGTGTCGCCCATGTTCCGTCACCGCGCCAAAATGTCGTGGATGAGGCACCTGTGCCAGACCCAAGATTAGAGACAGGAAGATTTCCGGTAACGCCTGTCGTAAGCGGAAGCCCGGTGGCATTTGTAAGCGTGACTGAAGTGGGGGTTCCAAGAACTGGAGTTACAAGCGTAGGGCTTGTGCTTAGCACAACATTCCCAGAACCTGTAGATGATGTTACTCCAGTGCCGCCATTTGCTACCGGCAGAGTTCCGCTCACATGAGTGGTAAGACCAATCTTACCCCAAGAAAATGCTACCCCAACCCCGCCAGAGATCAGTGCATTTCCAGTCGCCACGCCAGCAAGCTTGGAAAGCGCCGTTGTGGTGCTTGCATATAGAAGATCGCCAACTGTGTAGATTGTTTGACCAGTGCCACCATTTGCAGCCGGAACAGATGTTAGGCCGGAAACAGCGGTTCCTGCTGACGCATAGTAAGCGATCTGATTGATGGTTCCAGAATTGACCGTCCCAGAACCACTAGTGGCAGGCGTTGCCCATGTGCCATCGCCGCGCCAGAAGGTGGCGGAAGACGCACTGGTTCCGCTATTCAAATTGGTGACGGGGAGGTTTCCGGTGACGCCCGTAGACAACGGGAGGCCAGTGGCATTGGTGAGAGTCACTGAAGACGGAGTTCCGAGAAGCGGCGTCACCAGCGTCGGGGAAGTCGAGAGGACGTTATTGCCGCTGCCCGTGCTGGTCGTGACGCCCGTGCCGCCATTTGCCACAGCAAGCGTTCCGGCGACAGTCACAGCCCCGGAAGTCGCGGTAGCAGGCGTCAACCCAGTCGATCCAAAACTGATCGTAGAGACGGCAACGCCGGAGAGGGAGACGAAAGAAAGGTTCCCAGCTCCGTCAGTTTTTACAATTTGGCCAGCAGTTCCGTCAGCGGTTGGGTACTTCAACCCTGCCGGGTTGTTCATCAGCAATTTGACAACACCGCCAGAGTTCTTGGCGTAGAGCGCCATGTCTGCTGTGTTGTAATTGATAGCCAACTCGCCATTGGCAAGGTTCGCGCTTACAGGCGCAGCTCCCGAGGTGGCTGTGCGATAGAGCTGGATCGGGGTGTAACCTGTCGCGGCCATCGTGTTACCTCAGATTCTCAAGCTTGTAGAGGGTCTTCATGTGAAGGCCAGCGAGATCATCAAGCAGATTTTCGAGCGCCGGAATGTTTTTGGCGATCTCTTCGCGATTCTTCGTCAGCCAAAGCATCTCTTCCTGAACCAACTTTTTAGCGTCATCTATGCTGTCTGGCAAGTTCTCAACTTTGCCAAATCCGCCTTGATATGCCTCGACAATATCGTCCAGCTTGTCGATGACGCCATCGTAGTAATGGCCAAGGGCCTTGTGTTCGGAATACGAATCCGTACTCCAATGCCGCATGTGGGCTTGGTTCCGGGCTTTGAACATTCTGACAATAAGCTCTTCGATCATCCCAAACCCCTATTCTGCGGCAAGTTTAGCCGATTCCATTGCCGATGTCACGAAATCACAATTCTTCTTCAGGCGCTCATTGTTGGGATCTTTCTCGACCGCCAAGCGGGCTTGCTCGATGCAGATTTCCGGCAGCTTCAAATGCCAAGCCGCTAAACTGGCGAGATCGTGAGCCCAAGATCCCCATGTGCCGGGGTCAGAAGTATGGACATGCTCTGGCTCTGTGATCCGCAGCGCCCGCATGGAGTAGGCGAAACACTCTTCCCATCGGTTCTGCGTGTACATAAGCATGGCTAGATTGCACCAAGGCTCACGGGTGCCGGGGGCCTCAGCAGCCGCCAGATGGAAGTTTCTCTCGGCGTCATAGGGGTTGCCGAGCTTGCTGTGGGCATTGCCAATCACACGATAGGCGAACGCCTTCTCGTGCCACCACAGGTCCGCAGGAAGATGCAAGTACCGTTGAAAGGCTAATATGCAATCTGCCCACCGTTGGCGGTAGCTTAGCTCGCGGGCATAGTAGAACGCACTGCGAGGGCAGCTTGGATCTTCCTTGGCCGCATGTTCAAGCATGTCGAGGTATTGGCCGCGAGGCTTGGTAGGATCTTGCTCGTGACGCATCAGCACCATGTCCGTGCTGACGGTCTTTTCCGGGTATCGGCTGTCTGGAACCAAAAGCTCATGGCAAGGGTACTGCCACCGATAACCATGCCGAGCGTGAATGCGCCGTGGTCTGAATACGATGCCGTTGCCGCAGTCGAACAGAAAATCAAGACGAGTGGCCCCGTCAACCCAAAGACGCTCAATCTCCTCGCGCCATCCGGGCTGAAGAACCTCGTCAATGTCTAGGCTGATACAGACATCCACATCGCTAGGAACAAGGGAAAGAGCAGCGTTGCGAGCAGTATCAAAACGCCAAGGGACAACGCTAATATGGTGAACAGCTGCGCCACATCCCCATGCCACTTCTGCTGTGTCATCATCGCTCCCAGTGTCTGCTATAAGGATAAGATCGGCGTCCTTCGCTGACGCGCAGAAACGCTCAACGAACTTGGATTCATTTTTGCTGATGGCATAAACCGCTATTTTCATTGAACCCTCAGAATAACAGGAAGAAGTTGCCGCTGGACATTGATGGAGCTGTAAATATCCACCCAGAGTTGCCACTGACGTTGGTAGAGTTTGCGCCAGCGTACCAAGCCGCTCCACCAGTTGCTGTGCTATCCTGAATGCTCAGATAGTTGGCAGACACCGTGCCAGATGATTTCGATAGAGACGCTGCCGTGCCCGCCGCAGAGCTATTGATGGTTACAAGATTGCCTGCCGTGCCATTGACGTTCCAGTTAGTGATGGTCTGCGTTGTGCTGGCAGTGAAGGTGAGAGTAACGGGCTGGGCGCTATTGGAGATGGTGGTGATCGTATTATTGCCGGTTATGGCAAGACTGCCAGATGCCGTAGTGACGGTATCAATGGTATTGTTGCCAGATATGGTCAACAAGCCAGCACCACCATTAGACACCGTGCAGTTAAAGGTAGAACCGCCGCCAACGAAGGTTTTCGCCGTCGCAGCAGTCATGCTGATCGTGCCGGTGGCAACTGTACTAAATCCGGTTGGAACTGCATTGTTAAATGAAGTTGTATTGCCGTTTGGACAAATTAACGTGCCACCATTAAATGTGAGAACCTTTGTTCCAGTACCCGTTGTGTATCGAGTACCAACGGTCAGTGTTTTTCCGTTAAGGTCAAGCGTTCCATTGTTCTGCGTCAGGGTGCGGGCTGATCCCATCGTCAAGGCATCAACAAGTTGCCATTTCCCATTTACGCCATTAAAAGTCAGTGGCCTATCTAAGGTTATCCCGTTGGACGTAATTGTGCGCGTAGTTGCAGATGTTGAGGTAAATGTAAATACACCAGCCGCTGTAAAGTTGGCCGTAGAACCAAGATTCAAGTCGCCATAGATTGAAATTGCTGTAGACACAAACGTGCCAGCAAAGCCGGTAAAGTTAAGATTAAGAACTCTGGATGAAGCTGTAATAGTGAGAGCATACGTCCCGGCTGTAAAATTGAAAGAGATAGTGTTCGCTTCGGTTACTGTCGTTCCGGGCGAAATTGTCAAAGCATTTGCAGTTGAATTAGTGATATTGATGACAGGAGTACCGGAAACTGAATGTGTTGCGGCTCCAGTAAATACAGTGTTGGGAACAGCAGTTGTTAAAGAGATCGTGTTTGTTCCAAAACCCAATGTGCCGGTATAGCCAGTCATCGTCAATGTTTGAACACTAACATTGCTGTCTACAGTAGATGTTCCGCCACCTGACAATGAGTCAAACACCGCATTATCAGCTATATTAATTCCGGCCCCACCAGCGCCATTGGATGATAGAGCCCATCTAGCAGCCGTACTCCAGTTGCCCGTGCCGCCAACCCAATACTTGTTAACTCCAAAAATCCATCCGGTATTGCCGCCACCATTGGTTGAGTTGACAGCGTACCATGTTGCGCCGCCACCGGCTATTGAATTAGTTATGGAGAGATACTGCGATAAAACAGTTCCACTGGCTTTGGAAATCGTGTGGGTTGAGGCTGTCGTGCTATTAATGGTGACAAGACTGCCAGAAATTCCGCTGACATTCCAGTTGGTGACAGTCGTCGTTGTCGTAACAGTGAAGCTGAACGTAGTTGGCTGCACACCATTGGCGATAGTGGTAAATGTGTTAGAACCTAAAATCGTCAACGCGCCAGCGCCGTCATTGGATAGGGTACAGTTGTAAGTAGAACCACCGCCGACAAAGTTTTTGCCGGTTGCGCCAGTCATGCTGATTGTGCCAGTTCCCGTCCCAGCGACCGTGCTGAAGCCTGTCGGCGCTACATTGTTGAATGCAGTCGTCGTTACTGCTGGGCAGACAAGCGTTCCACCATTAAAGGTGAGTACCTTGGTGCCAGCCGCCGTTGTGTAGGTTGTGCCAACAGTCAGCGTCTTCCCATTTAGGTCCAATGTTCCAGACGTATGCGTGAACGCCCTTGATGTGCCCATGAGAACTGCATCAACAAGACGCACCGTTCCGCCGCAGTTAATAGTTATCGCTTGGTCATATGTTTTACCACTGGTGGTTATGGTTTGTGTGCCGGACGATGCCCCAAACGTCATGCTGCCGCCAGACGCAGTGAATGTCATGCCGGTTGAAAGAGTCAAAGAACCGTAAAGTGTTGCAGCCGCATTATGTGCAGCCCATGTGCCAGTAAAACCTGTAAAATCAACACTCTTGGCTGAGTACGATGCGGTAGCAAGAAAAACTAGCGAATAGCTGCCGCTTATAAAGTTAAAAGAAATTGCCTGCGCTTCAGTCAAAATTCCGGTAGCTACTGTAGTAGAAAGCGCACCTGTACTAGATACATTAACTACTGGAGTTCCTGTTACAGCTAAATTAGTGGGAGTTGCTGTATTCCATACAGTTCCTCCAGCAGTAGCGTCAATAGCTATGTTGCCTGTTCCAAAAGCAATAGTGCGGACGCCGGAGTTGCTTGAAGTAAATGATGTGCAACCTAATTGATAACTGGCAAGGTTGATGGTTCCAGCAGCAAAAGCATATTGATAACCAAACGTGACATTGCCCCCAAGGGTCAATGACCCAGCTACATGATCCATGCCCATAGATACAGAAGTAAAATTCTTTATCGTTACTGACCCAGCAGTTGCAGGAAGACTAAATCCAGCAGAAAGGCCCCCGCCAGATACTGTCTTGCTGTTTCCATCTAAGGTTCCGTTAAGCAGACTGATTTGAGAGCTTGTCGCCCCAAAAGTAAAATTATCAGCAAGCAATACCGTTACGCCAACACTGTTAATTTTTAGCACTCCATTGATTACCACGCCATTAGTGGTGATTGTCTGAGTGCCAGATGTTGCCGCACACGTTGTAAAGTATGAACCCGCAGGTACTGTCATGCCCGCAGAAAGAGTTACGTTTCCATATATGGTATTATCACCTCTTGACCACGACCCGGTAAAACTTGTGAATGTCACATTTTTTGCAGCAAAATTGCTTACTCCAGTCAAAAATGAAAGTGCATAGGTTCCGCCAATAAAGTTGAAAGATACGCTATTTGCCTCTGTGGTTGTGCCGGGATTTACGGTTATGGCTGTAGCGCCGCCCGTAATGACGTTGATGACAGGCGTTCCACTCACGCTGTATGTCGTGCCTCCCGTAAAAATCGTGCCAGTGCTGTTCAATGAAATGGTGTTGGTTCCATACGCCAACGTGCCGGTAAAACCTGTCATGGTCAGCGTCTGGATAGTGACATTGCTGTCTACAGTGGCGGTGCCCGAACCAGAATTTGAATTGAAAACAACGGCATCCGCAGATCCCGGCACAGACGCGCCGGTAGGCGTACCAGTAGAGCTGGTTGACCAGTTGGTCGTGCTGCTCCAAAGGCCGTTGCCGCCCGGGCCCCAATAACGAGTTGCCATCGGTTACTCCTGTGGCGCGTCGGTGGCAGGCGCAGTGACAACCGCATACCAGTTGTCGTAGCGGGCCTGCTTCATAGCGGCAATCTCATCAGGCGTCAAAGCCTCATATTCCGCAGGCTGCATCACGAGCGCGTCTTTCAGCACAAAAGGCTCCGTGCCAATCTCAAACTCATCAGCCAGACGGCCATCCTCTAGATATACAATGCCCATAGATACCCCCTCTTAGGCTTGCTGCGAAATCGCTACAATGTCCCAGCATGTGGCGGCAAGATTGTAGATCATGCCAAAATATGTCGTTTTGCTGGCGGTTGTCGTGTAGGTCCAATCGCTTCCACTGGCAGTCATCGTGACACCCACAGGGCGGTAGCTCTTTGCTCCAGAACCCGTGAACGTAATGACATAGCCGGTGCCATTATTCAGGATGCGGAGAATGAACTTTTGTCCATCTGTAGGCGTTCCTCCGTCCAAGCTAATTGTCAGTGCGTTGGCGAGGGCCGTAAAAAAATATTCGTCGTAGCTGTCTGAGTTGAGCGCGAACGGAGACGTTGTGGTTGTCGATGTCGCAGGCACCCGAGGCGTCACACGCTTATTCGTCAGCGTCTGCGTGTCGGTTGTACCCACCAACGCGCCAGAGGGAGCCGTCAGGGACGTTCCCCATGCCGAACCAGTTGAGACCGCTACACCAGCGCCGGGATAGATTGTTGGCCCGGTCGGCCCGGTGGCCCCCGTATCTCCCGTGGCCCCCGTGGCTCCAGTAGCCCCCGGCGTACCGGGGTCGCCCGTAGGCCCCGTAGGCCCCGTTCCGCCCGTGGCTCCGGTGCTACCCGTAGCTCCTGTATTGCCCGTGGCCCCTGTGCTGCCCGTGCTGCCCGTGGCTCCCGTACTTCCTGTGCTACCCGTAGGGCCGGTTGGCCCCGGCACAGTCGAATCCGCTCCTGTAGGCCCTGTAGGCCCCGTGGGGCCTGTTCCGCCCGTCGCGCCCGTGCTTCCCGTGGCCCCCGTATTTCCCGTACTGCCAGTAGCTCCCGTGCTGCCGGTGCTTCCCGTGGCCCCTGTTGGCCCCGTAGGGCCGGGCACAGTGGACGTTGCGCCGGTAGCGCCTGTAGCGCCCGTGCTTCCCGTGCTGCCGGTAGGCCCTGTCGGCCCCGGCACCGTAGAATCAGCGCCCGTAGGCCCCGTAGGGCCTGTGTTTCCCGTAGCGCCCGTAGGCCCCGGCACTGTTGAGTTAGCGCCAGTTGGCCCGGTAGGCCCCGTGCCACCCGTCGCGCCCGTTCCGCCCGTTGCGCCCGTGGGGCCGGGCACAGTAGAATTTGCGCCTGTGGCCCCCGTAGCCCCCGTAGCGCCAGTTCCTCCGGTAGGGCCCGTAGGCCCCGGAACTGTAGAATCAGCACCCGTGGGGCCGGTGGGGCCGGTGCTGCCGGTGCTTCCGGTCGCTCCCGTGGCTCCCGTTGGGCCTGTGACGGTAGAATCTGCGCCTGTTGCTCCCGTTGGCCCGGTCGGCCCGGTTGCTCCCGTAGGGCCGATGTATTGCAAAAACTGGCCGAAGGCGGCGCGCTTGGTGACGCCGTTCTGAACGACAAGGGTCGTGTCCGTCGCAACGATCTCGTTGGCTTGGGGAAGCTGCGTGATCCGTGTGGGGATGAGGTTTGTAGGGACGCGGGGATTGTTCGTCATGGGATGAGATACCCGCCTCCGCTTTCATCGGTAATGAACAGATCGCCATCCTGCGAAATCGTGCCGCGCATCGTCAAGGCGATGTCGGTGTCGGGTCGAGGATGGAACAAGGAAATCTGTTCAGGCTGTCGCGCAGGAAGGCGGTAAGGATCGAACTGGTCCTTGTCCACATCGCACACATAAAGCGCCGGATAGTTGGGGTCTGGCGACAGATCGGTGAGCGACATCTTCCGCGAACACCGGGCGCAGATCCCGATGCCGTAGGTTGATTTTCCGCGTGGGTCGTAGAAGATGCTCATCGTGTGTACGGCGAAATGTTGGGGGTGAAGTAGATGGGCGAGTTGTCGCGCTCTTCGTCGTGCGCAATCTTCAGCGCCTCGTCAGCCGTTTGCTTGATCGACGGCAGCAGCGACATGTCGAAGTCCGGCAGTTCCATCGCCAGACGCCATGAAAGCTGCCAGACGATGGTTTCATACCACCGCTGAGGAATGTCCAGCTCGTCAGTGACCGTGCCAACGTCCATGATGTACCGCTGTTTCCAAATCACAAACTGACCGAACATGCTGGTCGAGTCGGTCACGGGCCACATCTGCATGGTCGGGTAATCGCGCTGGCGGTCGAACCAGTACTGAAGCGGGCGACCCTGAAACGTCTTGTTCGGGAAGTTTGTCCAGTCGTCGCGGTTCATACGGGCGAGCGGGATCTCGGTTGGGTTGTTCGAGGCGTAGAACTCCACCACGTTGAGGGTGTTGCCGCCCGTCTCTCGCATGCGGAAGTAATTGACGGGGACTGTTCCATCAATATCGTACCACTGCCACCGACCAGCGGTGTATACCGTTGCGCCCGGAGCAAAACATGAAGTCCATGTGACGCCATCATTTGACCATTCAAAATTCAGCGTAAATGTTCCTGTTGTAGCCATCATTACGCCAACGGTCGTCACTTGAACGGCAGGCTGAGGGTCGAGAATCGGATCAGATCCGATGAACGAGATCTCGATGTT